ATGGCCTAATGGTGATCATCCAACCGGAATCTGGCCCCTCAATCAGCCACCTGTAGTTGAACTCTGACTGGCGGATGCGAACCGATTTGCCAGACCTTGATTGATCATGACCGCCTTTTTGCATCAGCGGAAAGCCCATCGGATCGTGCATGACGTAATACTGATCGCCAACTGGGCTGTGCCTGCCCTGCACGCCTGTGATTACTGACCAGTGACCGCAGGCAGGGCCACCGCACATTGGGGGTTCGCCCCGTGTCAGGTCACCTTTGTCGTACCAACCGACCAGGACCGCCGATCCCCGAGAGATGGCCTCCGCAATCATCTCCGGATTGCCCTCCTGAGTGAACTCAACATCCAGGCCCAGGAACCGAAGCGTTTGGAGCTGGGCCGTGACGCTGGTGGTGTCCCCAAACTTGGATAGGTGCCAGATGTACTCGTTATCACTACCGACCAGATGGGCGCTGGCTGCGAGCATGGCGGCGGAGGAGGCGAAACAATCACGCCAGCCGTCGGGGCCGTTGTCGGTTTGCTTGAAGTAGGGAACGTAAACCTCCTCGTCAATCCCAGCAGCCCGCCACGCCTCGAACCAGTCACTGTCCTCCTGCAAAAGCTCAGCAGGCATGGCCTCTTGTAGGGCCGCAACGCCAGCCAGGTGGTAGGGCGAATCACTCCTAAAATGTTCAAAGAAGGGCAAGAGACTGAGCACGCTCAGGGCACCGACAGACGGCCCGATGATGGCTGGCCACAAGCGCTCTCGCCAGCTGTATATCCGGCGACGAACACCAGCATTGAGCTGCACAACAGCAGCGTGACCGCGCCGCCTGCAACGATCCAACCCGTCAACGAAAAGACGGACATTTTCATTTTTCAACTCTCGTCTCCGGATACAAGTTGGAACGCACATAGGCGCACACTTGGTCGTCGATCGTATTGTCAGTAGAAGCGCAGTACGCCTCCAAAAGATCCATCACAAGTTTTTTCACCCCTTCCGATTGCAAGAAACGGAACAGGATTGGGCGGATCAGAAGCAGCATGGTTAGGCCTGATCGTTACCCTTAAAGCGTAGCTCTGTTGCGCTATGGCAGAAACACCGCAGACAAAGACGGAAGAACAGGAAGAACACGGCAGCGGACGCCTTGGTGATTTTGTCCGGATCACGATCATGCTTTGGGCCATGGGGATTATCACGGCCAACTATTTGGGTTACTTCAAAGGCTCGATTGACGTGACTTTCAGCGCATCGTTGTTGAGTTCAACGGCAGCCAGCTACGGCCTGACGATGAACCGAATGGGGAAGAAGAAAAAGGAAGAGAGCGTTATCGTTGATAACAGCAAAACCAACGCAGGCATCAAATGACCCGCGCACTTTTTGTATTGGGCATCACTTTGTTGGCTGCCCCTGCCCATGCTGATCTGCGGCATGTGATGACCCAAAGCGCCCAGATCTCGGTGGATCAGGCGTATAGCTCGGCCACTCGTGGCGGCACGACCTACAGCAGCCAAGGGACAAACGTCACCCCATCGGTGACTGACGGAGGAGTGACAACCAACAACCGCATCGGCGGCTTGGATATGTCCACCATCACCAGCGGCGTGCCGGACATCGTGGACACAAACTATGACGTGACCACCGCTGGTTCGGCGTATTCCATGACGGAGAGCCTGACGGTTGGCGATTCCATCCCAGCCTCTGGAACCACCGTGACAAATGGAGTTGTGCCGACATTGCCCGTGATGGCCACAACGATCACCGGAGCCGGGGGCGAGGTCGGGTCGCTTAGCGCCTCCGTGACCAGCTCAGGCCAAGCAACCGTGACGGCTGGCGATGCTGGAACTTCCGCCATCTTGTCCACCAAGATCGAGCTGGAAATTGACTAGGGCCTGGCTGCTGGTTTTGCTGCTGCCTAGCTCAGCCATGGCCGCGCCTTTGGTGCCCCAATTCACCCAGGGGCAGCTCAATTCCAGGAGCGAGTCCGTAACGACCATCAGTGAGCAGATCACCAGCTACAACTTCCGCACCGGCTACAGCTACTCGGCAGCGGGCCACAACGTTGAAACAGTCGGCGACGTCCCAATCACGCCTGAAGCCACCGTCACCAACAACCAGACCGTCGGCGGGGTCAACTTCTCATGGACTAGCCCTAACGCTGAAACCAAACCCCAATGGCAAGTCGTCAACCCAGGCGCAAGTTGGAGCATTACAGAATCGTTTCTAGCTCCAGGCTTGGATGCCGTCACGAACGTGACCAGAAGTATCCAGACCACCACGGTGACCGAATCGCAATCGGTGTTCTCTCAGTAGCCCTCGCCCTGGGCGGGCCTGCACAGGCCAACACAACGGTGGCAAACCCGCAGAGTACGAGTAGTGGGCAAGCGACTGTGAATGCCTACCAGATGATGACGGGACCGCATCCGGTTTACCGGATGTCGCAGGGCATCCAGTGCCCAGGCCCAACGCTCACCGTGTCGCCCTTCGTCACTGGGGCCAGAAACTGGGATCTGCCCTTTGAGTCTGTGACCCGCACGCCGGTCTACTCAACAGCAGACGCCGACGACAATGGAGAGCCCGATGATGCGGGAAAGATCCTCTACTACTCAGAGCTGCCACGCTTTGAAAAGGACCGCCGATCGCTGAACTACGGCATCACGGCCACCTTCTCAGTGCCACTGGATCAGCGCCTGGCTTCGCAATGTCGCCGAGCTGTAGACACAAACATCAAGCTTCAGGAACAGCTTTTGGCCACCAAGCGCCTAGAGCACGAATTATTCAGGGCCAAACAATGCGGCGAGCTGGCCAAAGCTGGCGTGCAATTCACCGGCCGCATGTCGGTCGTCTGCAGTGACCTGATCGTGACCGTGCCGCCGGTCAAGATGGTGCCCCACACTCACGCTATTTCCGCGCCTTCCGCTGCGCCTGCCTCCGAAGGAAAGTAGAAGGCCGCGCCTCCTTCTTACGGGTCACAATCTCCTTCGCCTTGGTCAGCAGCTTTTTGACGACGGGCTTGATGATCCGCACCAAGAACGGCGTGCTCAGTGCAGCTGTGGTGGCCACCACGGCAATGCCTGCGGTTTGGGCCGCTTCATACGGCGACGGCACCGCCTTGATCAGCTGCTCTGTCACCGGCACGTTCCGGTAGACCTCTTTGCAGACACCATCGACCAGCTCGTAAGACTCCAGGATCTTGCGGCCATTGGGTGACAAGGTGCCCACCTCTGTGGCATCAGGTGGCGGGCACTTGACCTCTGGCGGCGGCTTTTCCTCTGGTGGTGGTTTCGGCTTGGTCTTTTGCCCTGCTGGTGGCTGCTCCTGCTGCTGGTTCTGTGCAGGCGCTGGCTCGATAATCTGCAGTTTTTTTGGATCCCAATCCAACGGCGTGAAGCTGGGCAACTGACCTTCTGGGCAGGCAATGCCCACACCGTTTGGGTCATCCCGCAGCAACGACGGGTTCAGATGTGCGTCCCTGTGAACCCTGGCGCACCCCGGCACCTCATAGATGGGCCTGGGGGCTAAGTTCTGCGTAACCGGAGGGGGCAGAACATGGGGCTCAGGTATTGCCCTGATCTGTATCTCCGGGATCTGTATTTCTGGGATCTCCGGCATGAGGACTGAACGCTTTTGTGCAGGGTCTTTGTTTATTGAGCGAACCCAAATGAGAGAAGGTCCGCCCGTGGTTTACATCTGCAAGTCTGGGCCGACTGCTATGTCGTTCACCAATACCAAAAAATTGCTGGCCTTCATCCGTTGGCCAAAATCAACACCCACGGGGCAAAGGGTTCGCGAATGGTTGGCGTCGTTTGAGCAGAAACCTCAAGCACCCGCGCCAGAACTTGATATGGCAAAAATCAAGGTTGAAGGCTTCGGGCCTGAAGCTTATGACCCAGATGCGCTGATAAACGTACTCTTTGACGACGATCCAACCGCGAACACTAAAATGGTGACGTGATTGCAGGGCCAGTCGTCTTTGGGAACTCAGGCAAAGCCCCATCAATCTGAGTCGGCACCATCTGGGTCAGCGTCTCCGTCAGCTCCAGCTTGATGTCGCTGATGTGCTTTTTGACCATCGACGGGCCACGAGTAACCGCCAACACGATCACGGCTGTGTTTGCTAGAGCCAGCACAAAGGTGCCAGCTGCCACGGCATTGATGATTTTTTGCATAGGTGGCTAGATAAACAAAAGGCCCCCGCTAGGGAGCCTCCTGCCTGTGTGTGAGGAATGGAGTCGGGGAACGCCCTTCCTCCTGAGTTATACCTCAAAGGTCAAATTTGCCGCCAACTTTAAGGTTGAAGCTGGTGTCAGAGTCGATCGTGGCAAACGACAGCTCGGTGTAGCCAGGGCCAAAGCCGTAGCCAGCCTTGCCGCTGATGCCGATCTCGGTATCGGTGCCGGTGTCAGGAACGCGGATCATGGGGCCAATTTGGGCGTAGGCACCGTTGCCCTCGATGCCCAGGTGCAGGTCCACATCGGCGCCACCAACGCCGTTGGAGCCCGTTGCGCCGACGTTAGCTTCCGGGTTGAAATACACCGGAGCGGCGGAGACAGACAGGGGGGCCAATGCACTGACCGCAAAAGCGGCGGCACCAGTCACAAAAGATTTGAGCATTGTGAGTGGAGTTACTTACCTTGGCCACGGTATCGTTTTTTCCCTTTTTTGGGTCGGCTGTTTGTGCCATTCCCCTGCCGCGTCCGTTTCGGTTTACCGACAACAAAAACATTCCCATTAAGTGACTTGGCCATCAGATGCCGTCAGTCGAATCCAAGTTTTGATATTTAAGGGCCAACCCGGTGAAAATTCCGTGTTGTGGATGTGAGATCTGGTCCCGGCCATCCAAGAAAAACAACTCCTCAAGCCACAAGACTCTGGACTTCTGCGCGGCGGTATCCGAAGCCCCGTAGCTTGCGGAAATCATCGGGTCAGGGCGTTTCATCAGCTAGAGGCCATCAGGCCATGCGCACTCGCGAAGGCTAGGAGCGCCTCAACCTTTGCCTCAAGCTCGACGCAATACTCAAGCAACTCAGCGTTGGTCGGTGACGCCGCATCGGCGATCGTGACGGTGCCGTTAGCTGTTGGCAGCGTGCCACTGGTTGCCGTCGTCGTGATGTCTGCGACGTGCGTGGACTGCGCCGCAGCCGTTGCGCCAAAGAACCCGATATTCGCTCCGCTGACCTCGAGCTGCGTCGAAAGCGTGCCAGCCTTCTCGACTTTGAACTTCAGTGCGCCGTCTTCTGACTCATCGGTGGCGTCGACAATGCTGCCCTCGATCGCGCAATAGTTCAGCTCCTCCGGCGTGCTGTTGTCGTTCTTGCCCCGGAAGAACACGGTGCTCAGAACGTCGGCATCCTGACCGGC